CGCAGCTTTTAGGGAGTTTGCACAAGATGGCTCAAGAATTCTAAAAATAAAAGCACTCGCTGATAAACTTGTAGTTTATAGGGACTCCGGATTTTTCTTTGTTTCTAAAACAAATAGCGCAGAGTTTCCTTTTGCTATAGAACCGAGGTACACAGGTGGTAGGGTTGCAGATTTCAGACATACCATCATAGATGTGGACGGAAAGCAGCATATATTCATGGGTAACAGTGGAATATATTCAATCAATAGATCATCAACAGAGCCACAACCTGTAAGTATGTTTGAGATTGGTCCACCGTTTTGGCAGTTAGTCCCGCCAGATCTTGCTGAATATGTTTATGCTGTAGATAATCCTATTACTCGTGAAATCTTTATAAACTGCCCTCTGGGCATACTCCAAAATGAACAAGGGGATTTGGTTAACGAAAGGAATGTTGTTTTATTTTCAGAAGAAAATTTTAAATATTCTATATCACCAGATAGAAAATTATATGCAGATGACCCAACTAAAATTGGAGATCAGCCTTATTTTGCTACTGAATCAGGAGGTATTGATCAAAGACCAAGACTAGATTGGGGCGTCATAGCTTATGACTATATAAATAAAACACTATCCACAATTGACGCCTCTTTCACATCTAGTTCATTCATTAGAAAACCAAAGCACAATAGGGTAGGACCCGAGGAAGCTTGGTTTATTATGGGTGTACATCAAGTGAGCACTGGTGCAATTTACCCGGGGACACAATATCGGGAGGACAGTGCGCTAGGGGGCGTGTTGTGCAGGTATGGCTATGGACCTCCTAAGGTCGGCGAGCGAGAGCCTTATCGAGTGTATAGTAGGCTGGGTTATGGGTATCATTCAAGTATAAGGAGTGGCTTAATAGATTTTGGAGATTCTTTTTCTGACAAGGAATGCAGGTCCTATGTTATTGAGTTATCAAGTAAATACGGAACTACCCCTACGCGGGTAAAGATAAGCACTACAACTGCACCCCAGGGAACTGAGCAGGTTGAGACAATGCAAGTTGTAGATGGTAAGGAATTAGACTATGTTGAGCTTAATAATCTCAAAGATGAGAATATGATCCCTTTGTATATTAAGGCTCCATACTTGCGGGATGAAATAATCGTACTACCTGAGTACGAGTACTCGCCAACGATTGCAGTAGAACCCGGTTACATTGAAAGGCAGGAAACTTTCTTTGATAGCGCTTTACCTTTGGTAAAAGATAATCCCATAAAAATTGTAGGCAGAACATTTGAGGTCAGTGGGGTTAATACAAGATCCACAACACAGGCATACAACCAAGGATGACGACTCCAATTATAAGATCATTTACAAGGGATATTGAAGCAAGGTTCCCTGCTGAAGATGAAGTGCCTCCTGAAATGAGGAATTGGTGGATTGAGACAAGGGAAAACCTTGAACGCCTCAAAGATAAGGTTGTTACTCTAGCTACTGAGAATGAATCACTGCAACTGAAGATAAATTCTTTAAGTTCCGGGCAACAAGGTCAATTTTCCGAGACCCAGGTATTGCAGTTAGCTAGGTTTTTGCAGTTTTGGGAAATTGCAACAGATGGCAGTTTGATACCTTACACTAATAATGCATCAGACTTAGGTAGCGCAGAACGAAAAGTACGAGATATATATGAAGCGATCTAAATACTTGAAAGTTTGTAACACGAATACTATTGTAACATAATGCCGCAGCCTAGTAGACATGTAACAGCGAGACTTTCGATACGCAGAGGTACGAAAGCACACTGGAAAGAGCTTAATACTGTTCTTCTTGAAGGTGAGCCAGGCTGGGAGGTGGACACCAAAAGATTAAAAATAGGAGACGGTGTCACAAACTGGAATGATCTTCAGTATTATAAAATAGGAGACTCTGAAGCCGCAGAGTCTTTTGTTCATGATAATTCCGTCGTCCCTGAGTATATAACCACTGTGTCCAGTGCATTGGAATACTTTGGTGCAAAATTTAAAGCATACGATGATCAAGGTGTACTTGAGTTTACGGCTGGATTGCAAGGTCTACAACCAAGTTATGTCTTAACAATCGCCGCAGGATCAGGGGGAAGTGCCCTAGATTTAGGGTCTCAGGTTGTTGCGGGAGATACATATAAACCCATAACTGCATTACCATTTACGGGCTACGCTTTTGATTATTGGCAGGGTGAGAACATTGCAAATATAAATGCATCGGAGACCACGATATTAATAGAGGGCGATCAGTATGTCCGTGCAAACTTTAAACTTATAACTCCATGACAGACACAAGCAGTATACTCTATAAAATAGGCAAAGCTATAGCTGACGCAGTCAAAAGAATTGTCGCACTTGAGACAGAAATTGACGGAGGAACTTACGAATAACTTTCAACACTAAAAATTAACTAATACAATGGCTACTATAAAAATTAAACGGAAAACCACCACTGGTGGATCCGCACCTACAACGCTCGGAGAAATCTCCTGTAACACATTTGACAAAGAACTCTTTGTCGGAGATGGAACATCCGCAATCAAGTTCATTGACACTCTTGCGGTTGACTCAAAGATTTCTGGCGCATTAACGTCTGCCTTTACATATAAAGGTACTAAGTCCGGTAACGCTCAAGCATCTACTGTAGCTGCCGCTTCTGCTACCGAACTTCCAGTATCTCCTAAGAATGGTGACTACTACAAAATTGACACCGTAGGCTATGTAAAGAAAAGTGGTGCAGCTGATTCTGCCGCTTTCTTTGTTAATGTTGATGACTCAGTTGTCTATAACGGTACGGACTGGGACAAGATTGACAACACCAACTCCGGAGTAAGTGCAGGAGATAGTGGTGCTGACATTTCTGTAACTGGCTCAACTGATGCTGGATTTGTTGTCGGATTCTCTGCAACCGCAGCTCTCGACCAAGCAACTCAAACAGTTGATGGTGGAACTTATTCCTAAGTTTGGCTAAAATACTTCCAAAGAGGTCAAGTGTTCGGGGGTCAGTCCCCGACACTACCGACCTTGCGGCGGGTGAAATCGCTATTAACTCTGCAGATGCAAAGTTATATGTCCGTGGTGCGTCCAATAATATTGTAACACTAGCCACGGGTAACGCAGACTCATATACCACAAATACCTATACTAATGGTGTGCTTACTGGGCAATCCAAGTACACAACTAATGGTGGGGATTTACTTGAGACTAAAACCTTCACCTATACGAACGGAAATCTTACACAAGTCGTGGTGAAGTATGGTGATGATTCAACCATCCTTACACAAACTATAGCATACGATGGGGATGGTAATCTCTCATCAATTACAAAGGATTACGCATGAGTGCTACAATTACAGAACTTAATGCAAAGCAGATTCAAGTCAGCGGTGCGTACAAGAATTTTACTAGCGGAAGCGGATCAACTACAAGTGTGATAAATTTTGCAAGTGGTGATGCTCCTGCGACTGGTGATGCTGGTAGATTTCTCATGTGGAGAGCTGATACTAACGACACAAAAACATGGCAAATTCGCTACATTGAAAGTGCAACGGCAACAACTGTAACGGTAGGAGATGGTGGGTTTTCATCTGCCCCTCCGAGTGGTTCTGAGTTCAGAATGTCGAGTAACCTTGAGGACATAAATAGTGCCATTGGTGGTCAAGCAAAATTACGAAAAAGTGGCACACACTACGAGTTTGTAAGTCGTGAGTGGAAATTAATCAGTGGGGCATTCCTTGCTGATGTGGACAAGTCCATTGGCATGACAAATAGTGAATCAGGTCAATGGAGTCCATCAGCATTTCAAGTCGGAACAAACTGTGCGATTCAGTTTGGCAGATTGAGTGGTGGTGAGGCAAATGGCTCAGTTGAAACCACACAGGGTTGCCGATTAGCTTTGCAGAGTACGAATCAAAGCAAACTGATTTTTGGCGTAAAAGCAAATGGTGACTCCGCAGATGAATATGATGCTTTGGGAGCAATACTTAATTTCTATGGATGTCAAATTGAAGCAAGTCATGGAGCAAAACCTTTGTTCATCAGAGCAGGTGGCCCGCTCCGAATGATTGGTACGATTGTTGATGGAGATATTGGTGGTAGATTTTACAACGAAGCCACCGAACTTGTGGACTGTCGTTTTTCTGGCAATAGTAGCGGAGGTCATGCATGGTCATCGGCAACAACTCCCACTAGGGACATTGATAATGTATTCTTCTACGATAACAATACGGCCATTAAGGCATATCAAGGTTTTGATGCTACTTTTAAAAATTGTAGATTTGCAGATAGTAATACTAAAATCATTCAAGCAGATGCTAATGGTTCTTTAAATTTTAAATTTATAGATTGTACCACATTCGCAGATGGTAAAATTTCTGCCAACAAAGGTAATTACACTCAGGGTAAATCTATTAACTATGAAGTCACCGACTCTGGTGGCACCGGGTTAGATGATGCCCTTGTTGCTGTGTATGATAAGAATGGACTTGTGCAGACAGGTGTGCAAACTTCCTCAAGTGGTACAGTCTCAGAAATTCAGGCAATATTCTTTAACAAGCCACATGATAGCTCGGCAAGTAATCTTGCACCATTTGATATTCGTGTTCGCAAGTATGGGTACACATATCTTGGTTTTCAGAGTGCAGTTAGTGAGCCGATAAAGCAGGAGGTTCGTTTGGTTGTAAATTCTGAGTTGGTATCAAATAAAACTCAGGCACAAGCGATTAGTGGAATTAGTTTAAACTTTGCGACTTCTACTCTGACATTAACCGCAGACCACAGCGCGCAAGCTTTGTATGACTACTACCAATATCAACTTGGTGAGTCTGCAAATATGCAGTACGCAGAAGACTTCACTAAAAGCGGAAGTTCTTTTGATTTAGGCGATTGGGATTTGGAAGTAGATGGGTGCACATACACAGGTGACATCACGACAAGCGGAACAATCACAAGACCTAACGATGGTAAGATTGTCGGGACCGCAACTGATACAAATGGCACTATCGTTCTGCTTCCTTGGGAAGTAAAAAATGTGGAAGCCACCTCTCGCATACAGCTTGTAAATGTAACTAAGAGTAATGCACCCGTCGTTCACACAGAAAAGCTAAGTGGAACTGCAGGCAACTTTATAGATGTCACGGGCTCCTACAATGGAAGCCAAATATCAGTAGGTGATATCATAAGACTTAGAGTTACATGCGTGGTAGCCAAGGAGGCTATGCTTCCCGTCGAGAAGACTGGTGTGGCTACTGCGACGGGCATAACCTTCCAGGTAGACCAGCAAGCAGATGAAGTCTACAACTCCAATGAAATAGACGGAAGTACTGTTTCTACACTAACTGCAGACTACAGCAGTCCAATGGGTGTAGATGTATCGGATGCGGATGGCACAGCAAGCGCGAAGGAAATTTACGCATTCTTTGTGTATTCCACTACAACAGAAGATGGAGTGCATTTATGGTTTGGTGGTATGCGTGCTATTGACAACGCAAACTATGAAGTAGTTACCGCTAATGCAGATATCAAGATACAAAACATAGGCAGCAACGCAGTCATAGTATCTGATGGTAGAATGTACCGAGACGACGGCACCTCTATTCTGTACGCAGAAGATGGTGACAAGCCAATATCCATGGACTCTGGTGCATTAGTAACAAGCATTCAGCCACAGGTGGAAGCAGGCTTAAATGCTAACGCAAAGATTGCAAGCATGGACAAGAACTCTAAATTAATTCCAGCCCTTCTTTGATATGTCAGAAACATCAGTATTCTATCAACTTGGTCAGGCTGTCGCCATACAGATTAGTAATAACAATTCTGTTTTCTTAGGCACAGCTAATACATTTACCGCCACTCAAACTTTTGCGGACATTGTAATTAGTTCCGGAAATAAAATCGAGATAGACGGAGAAAACTTGGGCGATCTTGATGATTTAAATGCAGGACTCAATTCATAAATTTCCAACAGGATGCTTGACGAATACAAAAACGCATTCTAAATTATTGTAACACGAAAATTATTGTAACACTATGCCAAATATAACCGATCTAGGAAACGATGGGGTAATTACCCCCACAAGTAGTAATG